TATTCCTCTACCAATGTCAGAGTTAGATAATTCAAGATGCGCGCCTAGCCAATCAGCTTTACAATCTCTTATGAAGTTCATAGATTGATCGTAATTATCTGCGCATATCCACGGCAGTAAACCCATACTTAAAGAACCGTATTGCATAACAGTTGGTTCCATAACTATATGAATCTCATTCATATAATGACCTAAGCATTCTTTTAGTGAATTTAATTCATTAGTATTTTTATAATAGGTGTCATGGTTGCCAGGTATAATATCCATAACCATGTTCTTTTTTCTTAAAGGTTCTAAAAACACTCTTCTATTTTGATTAAGTGCTTTAAAGTTTACAAACTTACGATGATCATAATAATCACCTAGATGCAATATTTGTTTCACTCCACGTTTTTCGCATTCCGGAAAAAATATATTTGTATAAAAGTCTTCTGCATTATCTAAAAATATTTCTGAAGAGTTTCTAATTCCACAATGAGTGTCATTGAGTATTGCTAGTTTCATTCGTTATTCTCTTTCTTAAATCACTCGTACTGAACCTATGTTCTCTTTTATTAAAGTACAATTCTATATCACGTGCTTTACAAATATCTCTACCTGTAAAGTCTTTTTCTCTATATTCTTCACCTAGTACGCGTACATCTATATTTCTCATAGAAAGTATATCTACAAGATCAGATTCATACATATATGGAATAACTTCATCTACAAATTTAACTGCAGATAATTGTGTATATCTTTCAACTATAGTTTGAACAGGTTTGTTTTTTTCTATTCTGTCGATTGATGGGTCTATTTGTAAAGCGCATATTAAATATTCGCATTGGTCTTTTGCTTCTCTTAACATCTCAACATGACCAGCATGTAATAGATCAAATGTAGAAGCAGTAATACCTACCTTCATAACATGAACTCACTTAAGTCTGAATCCGCTAATTTAGTTTTACGTTTCTTTTTTTCTTTCTTAACTATTTCTTTTACTTCATTATCTGTATTACGTACTCTTGCAATTCTGTCTTTAAGAGTATCAACAAAATGTGCTGCTTGACCTGCTGCTACAGATTCAGTACCAGTATCAATAAAGCTATCGATACCAGATTTAGCTAAATATTTTAATTTAATTTCTTGTTGTTTTTTTTCTTTTGAAATTCTTCTTAAGAATGCATACCATGTTATCTGAGTAAAATATGCAAATGCATTTGGTTTACCAGTTCTAGTAGCAGCCTCTAAGTTATAGTTGCTAATTGCTTTCAAACAGTTTTCAACTGCATCCATAACCATTTCTTCTCTGTATGTATATCTTATAAAGTTACCTTTATGCGATAAACCTTCAGCTATTTTTAAGAAACATTGTGCCACATAATCTGGAACTGTTGGAATTTTAGTTTCGTCTTTTCTTGCAATTACAACTCTTTCAACATATTCGACTACTGCAGTAGAAAAGTCAGAATTGTTAACGTAATGTATGCTTTTTTTGCGTGCCATTGTTATAACCTTTATTTTATAGTATTATTATACACTGATTTTACGTAAATGTACACTGTTTAATTTGTCTCTTAATTAAAAATATAATGGTGTACATTTGTTAAAAAGTATGGTATAATAAAAGAGTATACGGGGAGAAGGGGAATATACCTTAGTGAAAGGTCTTCCGTGGTCTAAATTTAATTATCTTACCACTATCAGAATCTAAAGAAGATGGAGCTTCTTCAGTTGCACCGTACTTATTGTATAAGAAATCATCCATTTCATCATCAGTTAATTCTCTTAATTCATCCTGTATTTCATCTAGATTAGCATATGCTGTTGTTTTAGTATTTCTTTTCACATCATCAGCTATACGAGTTATACATCTATTATAATGTTTTAGTATGTCTTTAGATGGATTGGTCGTTACTATTATATGTGCTGAATTTAAAGTTTGTAAAGAAGTAGGATCATCTTGAAAAGACATCCAAGGTCTAAAACAAAAGAACCTCCATCCTTTTTGATAATCTTCTACGCCAATTACCCTTAAAGCTCGTTTAACTAAAACATCACCAGCTTCGTCACCAGTGTCCCAATCAACGACTTCACAAATTATTTCTTCATTATTAGTTAATTTAAATTGTTTTATATTCATAAATTCACTCTATAAGTCTTATGGTTAAATTTTTCTCTACCGTAAATTCTTAATCTTTCATCAGCATGTAATATACCAAAATTTTTCTTTGTCTTCCATGTTATGTCATCAATGATGTCGTAAAGAGTTGCATCTTTATTATCATCTGTTTTTCTTAAACCTCTACCAATACTTTGCAAAACTCTTATCTGTGACTTAGATGGTGATGCAAAGACAATATTATGTAGGTTCCTAATATTTATACCTGTACTAAACGTACCGAGAGATGCTACTGTTATTGAATTCTTTTGTTTTTCTACTATTGCTCTTATAGCTTCTCTATCAGTGGCAGCTGTTTCGCCGGATACAAAAAAAGTCTTGCGGCTTTCTTCTACTTCGTCTTTAATAAGATTGTATAATGGTTTGCCGTGTTTTTCTACATAGTTATATAATACTAATGTATTACCTTTTAAATCAAGTGTAAGATTTTTAATAAATGTATTTCGTTTATTATTAGTAACAATAAATTCTATTTCTTCTTGGTATGTTTTTTTACCAAAATCTTTTTTAATATTTTCGCCATGATCTAATATTATTCTACGTATTGTAAGTTTAGCAAGTGTATCATTATCTTGTAGTTCTCTCGTGCTTGTAACTCTGTGTACTTTACCAAACAATCCTTGTAATACTAATTCGTGTGTTAATGCACCATCTAGTGTTCCTGTTGTACCAAATCTACTAAACCATTCTGGTAAAAATCTGTATATAGATTGCCATGTGCTTATTATAACTCTTTTATCTGTGTTCTTATCTTTACCTGAATATATTCTATGGCAGTGTGCTTCTACATTATATCCATAGGTTTTAAAATCATTATACATCTGTTCAACTAATGATGTAGTTGGTACAATAATTAATACATCATTATCAAACGACGTTAACATATATCGCATAAGAACATAAATGATTAGTGATTTACCAGAACCAGTGGGAGATAACAATATAGTGTTTTTCTTTTGTATTCCTGTACACACTGCATCAAACTGATAATCTCTTATTTTAAATGGTAACTTCAAAGCATCTATAAATTTCATCATAAATTCTGGATTTATTTTATTACCTTCATTAGGACTACCATAATCTGATTCCATTATCTCAACTTCGTATTCACGACTTTCAGCAAATGATAATATTTGTGGAAATAAACCTGCAGAAATTTCACCAGTTATCTGATTAAATAATCTTATTTTTCCATCCCATAGCCTGTTACGAAACGCAGGCATAAATTTATATCCTGGCACAAAAAAAGAAAAAAACTCTCTTAACTCTGCGCCAATGCCTCTGTCGCAATCTACATGTATGACAGAATGATTTAGTTTCCTGACTCGAATTGTTTCCATTTAATCATATTCGCTATAGTTTGGTGTCTCCACTTTAAGTTATCAATAATTTCAGATAAAGTGTCAACAACGGTTTTCCAGTATTGGATTCTTTCTTCTGATTTTTGTATTTCTGGATCGCTATCATAATAGTAATCCATTTCTCCTTTTAACACTTTAAGACCATCAAACGGATCTGGCACCCAACCTTTTTCTTCTATACTTTTCTGGTCCATCTTACCATTGTAATATAACCATTTATCTTTTAAAAGTTTCTTTTGTTCAAATTCTGCTCGTCTTAATTCTAATTTGGCTGTAGACCAAATCTGTAAGTATTTTGCGTGTAAGGTTGGAGTGTTTCTAGAAGTTTCGTCTAATTGTGCATTACTAATAATGCTGTCGGTTTGCCACATTTCGTGGACTTTTTTCAAGTCTATCATTATCTCTCCAATAATATATATTAACCGGTTACAGTACCAGTTACATCAAATGAATCTGTTATTGCACCAGATGTTGGATTAATTGTTTTAATATCAAAATAAGTAAATCTAAATGAAGCACCAAACGTTAAGAAGGATTCAGCACCACTTGTGGCTTGAAACTGAATATCAGTTAATGCTGTTGGTATACTATCTCTATATATAATTTGTGCTATTGCGTTATTAGAACTATTTAATATTGATAACGTTATATCAGACATTGCAGGTATCGCATTTGCGTTATTAAATCTATCAAGTGCTGTTACGTTATCTTGATCAAGATTTCTTCTCATCCAGTTGTGCATCTCTGTGT